AGGAGTTAATGAGTCTAATCGCCTAGCTCTTCAAGAAAACATTAGGCTAAACCAAGAGATCCAAGATCAATATAATCGTCAAAAATCAGCAGCATCTCGTGGTGCATGGTTTTCTTATCTTTTTGGACTTGGGGCTGCAGGGGCATCTTATGGTATGGGGCAAATTAATCCAGCTTCATCAGGTCCTCAATTAAGATATGCGCAACCTACTTTAAGGGCTAATGGTGGCTATATTAATAGATTTGCGAAAGGCGGCAAGAATGAAGATAATATTCCAGCTCTACTTATGGATGGAGAATTTGTTATGCGTCGGGAAGCAGTTAATTTGTATGGTAAAAAATTCTTTGATGATTTAAATTCTGGAAGAGTTAAAAAATTTGCTGATGGTGGATCAGTTGGCAAAAATTATCAAGAAAGAACTTCTAATTATTCCCCAACTAATAACGTCAATGTTACAGTTAATTTAAATCAAGAAAATAGTAATTCTAACGATGAGAACGAAACACGAAATCCAATTGAGCAAAGAGAAGAAGAGAATAGAAGAGTTAATGATTTAGCAGCAAGAGTTAAAGATCAAGTGATAAGAGTAATAACAGAGCAGCAAAGACCAGGTGGATTATTAAGTAGTAAAGTCTATAGAAAAATTGGTTAAAGTATTAATTTAGCTGAAAAATTAATAAGATCTTTTTCTGATATAATTTGACTTTTATTTATATTTAAATTTTGAGATAAGTAGTCATTTAAAGAATTCAAATTATAAGAATATTTAAATAAAAATGTTATATATTCTTCTCCGTTAATTAAAGTCTTATATTTTTGTTCAAATTTAAGATTATTGCTAGTTTCTATATAGAATCTTTCATTGTTACAAAATGATGTTATAAATTCAATATAAATATTACATACATCGCCTAATTCTTCGATTTCTATAATTTTGATAGTCTTTACCCCTTGATTTTGAAGATAATCAATATCTATAGCTATATCTTCATAATCTGTCATATTTTTTGAATAATACCCTAAATAATCTTTTTGTAAATTATATATATTATCTATAACATCATCCGTATTAAGATCATCAGATAGACATATAGTTTTATTTTGTTGATCTTTGTATAATAATGGGAAATATTTATTAAAATTAATATCATTGATATTAATATCTGTTTGTAGAGCATTTGTCTCAAGACTATCTTTATTGAAAAGATATATATAATTTTGATAGAAAATCATAGTCTCATTATTTACTGCTTGTTTATATATTTTTCCTATATTAAATATTTGATTAGGAAAATATTCTTCATATAAATTATTTATATCTATTTCACTTTCCTTTTCTTTTAGGAATTTATATATTTCTGTTTGGACAAAATTTAATGGGATAATTTTTATATTTACATTCTCAGATATTTCAACTAAATCACTCTCAATGAATGGTATTGTTAAAAGCGCGATTTGATCATTAACATCTAGCCATTTTTCTTTAACTTTTTCAGTAAATAGATTTAATAGTTTTTTATTTTTAATTGTCTTATTAGATAATTCACTTAGTATTAAAAATGAATGAATATTTTTTAAACTAAAATATTCTTTATTTATAAGGAGTTTGATACTTAAGTAGTCACTGCTTCTATAGATTTTATTAAATAATATCTGCTTATCAAGTTCTTCAATAAAATCATATTCAACATTTATATTGAAATTTTTTTCATTATTATTTTCATAACTTATAGAAAATAATAGTTCTTTATAAAATCCAATTTTTTCATTTATCTCTTTATATTTACTATAATTACTTTCGAAATCATATTTAAATTTACTTAAAATTTTATTCTTTGAAACATTAGTAAAAAATTTTATTTTACCTATCTTTGGCACTGTTCTATAACTAGATTCTATAATAACTTCATTGTTTTTAATATTTAAAAATTTATCTATTAAGATTTGATTCTTGTCATAGACTTTTATATTATAGCTAGGAAATTTTGTTTCAATATCTATATTAACTGGCATATCCCTAATCGTCTGCCATTCAAATGTTAGATTTAAATTATTTATTCTCATAGTTAAAATACATTAATACCTGATGCAGCTACTGTAAATACAGAAGCTTGATTTGATAGTATATACCTTCCAGTAGCGGGTGAAGATTTTTCTCCTATGCTATTTTCTGCAAAAACTCTAAAATAGTAAATCCCACTATATAAAGGAGTAAAAAATGGAGGAATAATTGGTTCTGTTTGTAAAATAATGCCAGTTTGTATTCGACTAACATCTACTATATCTTTTAAAGTTGATGCTGGAGTAGATGAACTTGGGAAATTGAATCCAGAATTAACGTATACTGAATATTGTGTATTTGAAGAGCTTTTTGGTGGAATAATATTATACATTATGCTGTTAATACCTCCTTGATTTGTTGTATAATGACCTTGAGATGGAATACTCGTATTTCTTAAGAAATCACCATTTGCATTTCTAAATATACCACTTAAAATTAAAGTTGGAGTTGTAGGAAGATTTGGTCTTATTGGGGCATTTGCTAATGTTCCTATATCGTCAATATCTTGAAATTTATTATAATTATATTCTAGTGCGTTAACTGAAAAAACTTCTGGACTATTTTCTATAATATTTAATATTCTATATTCTTTTGGCTTATCTAGATAAGATTCTAGATAATATCCTGGATATAGTTGAGAATTATTATTAATCATAGACTGAGTATTAATTCCTCTAGAAATATATCCGCTAGTATTAATATTAATTGTCCATACTGTATTTTGAGGTAATTCATATCCAGAATTTAAAAGTATTTTTTCAAAATTAATTCTTATATTATTTGAATATATTCCGCTTCCACTAGTTATATAATTCTTAGGATTAGTAAAAGATACAGATTGGATTTGACTTGCTCTTGTAAAAGAGCTATTTATTCCAGTTGTTCCAGAAGATCCTATATCTGAAAAACCTGTAGCATATAGATCTCCAAGTTTTGTTCCAAAATTTAAATTATATGTTGGCGTTAAAATATTAAAAGTAAAACTAGAAACTGCTCCAGTAATTGCATATGTATTTGTAGAATTATAAGGTAAATCTAAAATTGCATATCCAGTTTTCAATTCTAAAGTTCTACCAGCGTATATCTGATTCTTTCTAGATTGATCGTAAATACTAACGATATCACCAGGCTTTAAATAATTTCCTTCTAAACCAACTTTAAAATCAACAACTTCTGTTTCAGTATTTTGAGTAGTTAGTAACCATTTACCTAACCTTTTTGCTTGATTCTTGGTGGTGCATCCAAATGCGGCTATTTGCGTTTCTCTTATTCCAAATTTAAAAATAGATGCTCGATCTTCTACATATTCTACGGCAGGTTTATAATTATCATTTTCATCATTATATCTTATAATAGCTACTGTTCTTCTAGATTTTTTAGATGCATCAGAATAAATAAATTCGCCGTCAATAACATTACTATTATTAAATAAATATATTGGATTTTTAGGAGAATCTTGAACTGAAACAATTTGACCTGCTGAATAATAAATTATCCCTTGAAATATACTAGCCATATCATTAAGAACTTTATATGCTTCTTCTTTTGTAGTTATAAGAATATTGCATCTAAAACGTGGTTCTAAGCCTCCAACTCCATCAGATACTAATTGATCACAATATTGAGATATTTCATAAAGACTCCATTTATCTGCTAAATTAGAATCTATATATTTGCCTAAACCATATCGATTATTCGTGATTAGGTCATAAAAACACCATGCTGGATTATCTGTCCAGGCAACTTTAAATTTACCATTCCATGGTCCATTATATGTTTTTGTTATTGGATCATAATTGATAGGGACTTTTACTTTTAATAGTCTAACTTTATAAGTTCTAGTTGGAATATTACTGAAAAATCTTGCGTCAAACTTAGAGTAAACTAAGGCTGCATCTGGATAAACAAATCTATCAGAATAAACTTCTGTTATGCTATCAAGACTTAATGAATTTGATAAACTTGATGTAGTAAATTCTTTAGACATTTTAGTAACATCTACAGCCCAGCCAATCTGATTTTGTATTAATGGAAAACTTGGTTTATTTTCTGCGTAAGGTCTTAAAGGAATTTCATAGGTAAACATCATTGGATCAGTTATCTTTCCAGCCATTCTTATATCGTCTGTAGACCAAAAGGCTTTTTCGTAAGGTGCATATTTAGAAGTATCTAATAAAACTAATTCTCCATTATTTAATATACGATAAATTGTAAATCTTACTATTAAATTTTGTCTATAAACGTCTCCTGCATTCCCTCCGCTTATTATTTGTTCGTATAGACCGTTTATTTTAAAATTTATTTTTAAAGAAGATATTTCGGTATTGTATATATAATATGTCTTTGGTGTAAAAATTAATACATCATCTGTAACTTGATAGAAACCATATAAGGTTTCATTTATAGCCTTTGTTGTAGATGTTGGTAAGGGTATTTTATTTTTGTCTACTTCTGCTCCCCAATAATTTCTTCTATCTTCATATAAATAAATATATGGATTATAAACTGTATGTTGATTTATTTTCTCTCCATATTGAAATCTATAATCTACATTTTGAAAATTAAAATATCCTTGAAGATCTGTTATTGGGGTGTCATCCCAAAATATTGATCTTGCTTCTGGGTTTCCTACTGGTTGATTGCCTTGCATTGTTGCAAAGGATTCAAACGAAGCTCCTGCATACCCAATATCTCCAACATTCTTTCCGCTAAAACTATAAGTATAACTTCCAGTCACAAAACCTTCTATTGGTCCTTCACATAATAAATCTAATACCCCTACTTGAGATATAGAATTAAATGCGCATAAATTTTTTTGAGCTTGATCCTTAGCTTTTTCATAGGTTGGATCCCAGTCCATAAGAAATATATTATTTAAATTTGGTGCGCGAGGATCCGTGGTATAAAAACTAACGATTGGCGTACTTGTAGGATCATAGTTACCAGGAGGTAATCCCATTATATCACCAAAACCTCCACCAAAAGTTGTATCTCCTGAAGGATTTAAGTTAACTAATGGGGTATAATATGCTTCAAATCCACTAGGGCCATATCCATAACCTAGATTGCTAGCTGAAGTATATGGGATTGTTGATCCAGAAAAAGATAAAGATGAGGCTCCTGCTCCACCGCCATCATCTTGAGCGGTGCTTTCTGGAAAATTATATGATGCATATCCTGGACCATACATTCCAGGAAATAGAAGATATTGTAATCCATCAGCGTATATATTTGAATTTCCCATAAATATTTAGAATGGCGAGGATTGAAGAGGTAATTGATTAATTAGATATCCTCTAGTATTAAATAGATATTGATTTGAACCTTTATTATCTGGTTGTGACGTAGTTTGAGAAACTGTACCTTTATATGCTCTATAAATTATATCATAATTTGCATATACATTATTTCCTCCTATAACTAATTGACCATAACCTACTGGAACAGGTCCTCCTTCTCCAACCGTATTTACTGGTCCATTAAATAAATATGAATTTGGTCCACCAGCTTCGCCTTGACCTTCTATAGGATTTACTTGTTGAGCTGTAAATGGAATCGATGGTGGAGGTTTTGATAAAAGTTCAGCTGTACCTGCCGCAATTAATCCTAGTCCAGCTATACCTAATCCTACTGCGAGCGGAAGAAGAGGTGGAAAGAAAACTCCTACTACAATAGCACTTACGAGCGTAGCCGCACCTGTAATTATTTTTCCAACTGGTCCCGCGCCAGTTATAGATGGAATAATATCAATCGTTTGAATTTTATCATTAAAATTCATAAAAAGTTCAGAATTTGCTACTTCTTCAATAGATTTAAAATTTGGAGATTCTGTGAATAAATTGCTTTCATTAACTAGTATTTCGTATCCGAAATCATCTTTATAATCAATAATCCATTTTCTTAATTTTTTCGTATTTGCATCTATTGCTCTAAGAGCTTCAGCAACATTTGAGACTTCTAATTCCCAAGATTCTCCTAAATCTTTACCTAATTTACCATGTAAATTTACTTTTATCATAAAACCTTTAGCCTAAATATACTATCCGTATGTCTTCTATAAAAATTACAATAATTTTCAATTTTTGAGAAACCGAACATGGGTTGATGTAATATTTTATCATCTCCAATATATAAAGCAAAATGTTTAGGTTTATTTTCTCCAAATGCATCGATTAATAATATATCATGTATTTGTAATTGCTCATTTTTATCTAAAATTCTAAAATTATTACTATCATAGAATTTAAAAATTTCATTTTTTATTTCCATATCTTCAAATTTTTTATTGTAAAATTCTTTATTATAATTAAGTTCTATAGATTTTTCTTTTTTATAAAATTCTTCTATTAATTTAAAACAGTCATATTTTCCATGCTGATAAAATCTTCCTGTATAGTTTTTAAATATTTGATGTATTTCATATATTTTTATTTCATTATTTTTTAAAATATATAAAATTATTGGTATATTTAAATTTTCTGCGCACTTTTTATCTTCTTCTGAAAAATCAAAATTATCATTAGGATGACTGTGATAGATGTAATGAATTTTATTATATTTATTTTTAATATTTAAATAGTCTGTAGATCTTATACTAAAATATTCTTGTTTATTTATGGCAATATTTTCGCATGGTATACATTTAAAATTATTATCAAAATCTTCTATGATAAATCCACAGCATTCATTTGGATAGTTTTCTATAGATTCTTTGTGTATAAAATTTTTTATTTTTTTATCTATCATTGTAGTTGTGGTTGATTTGTTCCAGGAAATCCGCCAAAAGGAAGAAATCCATTGAGATAATTTCCGTCTGCATCTTTAGGTATACCATGCGCTTGTTCAGAAATTGGATTCTCTGCCCCTGGTCTTCTAGGAAAATAAACTGGTACTCCATTTATTCCAGTTAAAACATCTTTTAGTTCTGGAGTATTATATAATATATAAAATCTTTTAGCTGTTTTATCATAATTTTCTCCATTTCTATTCTCTGGCCATAAAACTGGTCTAAAAGCAGGATTTTTCAACCATCTTAATCTACATGCAGAAATAGTTTTATCGCATGCATCCGCTTCCCAATAATTTTTATTTGGTGGAGAATTAAATGGATTAGAAATATGTGAATTTATACAAACAAAATAATATTTTACACCTTGGTTTTGCATAAAAATGAAATCTCCAGAAATATACTGCGCTGATTCTTGCCACATTCCAGAATTTCCTAAACTACCAGTTAAACGATTAATTGCCATTAGATTTGCATAATCTCCAGTATGAAAAATTGACCTACCACTTATTCCAATAAAAAGTTGATTATTACTTGTTGCAACAGGTGGAGCTGTTTGTAATCCTTTGATTTGATAAGGTGGATTATCTGTATTAGCGTATACGCCACTATGAATATATGTTAATCTGTTATTATATTCATAACAACATCCTTCTCCTCTATATTCGAATGGACATTTTTTTGCAAAAATTGTCCTTGATGGTAATGTTAAATTTTCTAAATCTAAAATTGTATTTAATTCGTATTCTATTATATTTTTATTTTCTATAGATTTTCTATCTATATAATAGATATCTCTTGGTAATTCCATTTCATAGATTCCACTATTTGAGTTATATGGATTATATCCTTGAAAAAAATTTGAACCATCAAGATATTTTAAAAAAGTTTTTATTCTTGTAAATTTTGCTCCTACAATATCACCTAAAGATTGCATCTGCATTCTTATATATTTATAGAAAGAATTTAAAGAGTCATCTGGGGATAAATTAGAAATTGATACTTTTGGGGTAGGTAGTGTTCCAGCTGAAGTATATTCAAATCCATCAGCTTTTATTGGAAAAGGATAGTAAAAATTATCTTGCCATTTAATTGCTCCATACTCATTTCCAATAATTTTATACAAATTATAATCATTGTAAACTCTTAATATTCCTCGATTTGTTGGTTGTAGTCCTTGGTAATCAAAATTTATTGATTGTGGAGATATTTTAGAAAAGTCTATTTCATATAAAATTATTTGTTTAGATGGAGTTAATGATGCAATTTCATTATTTAAGTCTTTAGTACCACTAACTATTAAATTATAGACATGAGACGATGTATGCATAAATTAAACTGGTACTTCAGAAAATGTAACTTCTATAGAGTAATTATTATATGAAATATAATTTGGGGACCATTCTAGACAGATAAATCTTGTATCTAAATTAGAATTTGATTTTGAATAGATCGTAGGTAAATTATATATAAAACTTTCTTGTCCATTTCTTTGATTTAAAAAATGTAAAATAGAAACTGTTTCTTTTTCATTTCTATTTTCAAAAACTAAAGAGAATTCAATAAGATCTGAATTTAATCCGTCTAAAATTCTTTGTTGATATCCATTGCCAAATTGATTTATTTTTAATCTTGGTTTATTATTTATTTTTGCATTATAAGAAGGTTTCCACCAAAAATTTGGATATAAAGTTCCATTTAGTGATATATAGCCATCCCAATCAAGTTGAAGATTTTCAGGACTTACAGGATTATTACCTGCTCCAGTGTTAGAATCTATAATTGAATAGTAATATCTGTTATCACTACCTAAGACTATGTCGTACTTATTATAAGTACTACTTTGATTCCAAGATGGAATCGTATCATAAATACTAGCCATATACCTTTTACCTCGTATAATTTACACTTAAAAAGAAGTGTAATTATATTTAATGTTTAAAGTTTATTCTACAGAAAATCAAAATTTTTATCTAAATAATTTTATTATACCTGGTATGCAAAATATTGACATATCCTATAATAATAATATTAATCCTTCTTTAGCTGTATTAGATTCAAAAATCAATTATTTTGTATCAAGGCCAATTGTGGCAAATTTAGATTTAACTTATATCCTAAGTGATAATGATCAATTCATACTATATACAGGTTCTAATTCTTTTTCTGGAAAATTAGAATATGGAAATAACTACTTTACTTTTTCCAGTGGATATTTAACTAATTATTCTTTAAATTATAAATTTGGAGAATACCCACAAGTTAATATTAAAAGTATAGTATTAGGAGAATTAGCTAATAGCGCTGGATCCTTTTCTTATGAGCAAAAATTATTAAATGATTTTAAAATTTCCGATAATTGTTATATTGATTTAAATTTAAATGAAGCAAATTTTAATAGATTAGAAGCTTTTAATATTAATATTGATATTCAAGAGAAGGAGTTTACACAATTGGTAATTATCTTCCAGATAATATAATTATAAAATATCCAATTAGTATAAATTTAAATTTTGAATTTTCTATGAGTGAATATACTCAAGAAAAAATAACTAATATATTTACTGGTATTATTAATAGAGATTTAACTTTATCTTTTAAAAAATATAATACAAATGAAAAATTATTAACTTTTAATTTGTCTAATTTGATAAATTCTCAAAGTCAATTAAATTATACTATAAATAATGATGCAAAATTAAATCTTAGTTTTAGTACATATATTTTAAGTGGAATTTAAATATTTGAATATTTTAAAGTAAAAAAATATAATAAATTATGAAAATAAAAGAAATTATACAATTACCAATATTTTTTGATTTATTTATAAAAGATGAAATTTTCTTTAATTCTTTAAAAAATAAATTCCCAGAAATATCCGCAGACTTATTTTCTTCTAAAATAAATCCGAACTGTTCTTGTAAAAATAAAGTAAAAGTTTATCTTGCATCAAAAATTGAAAATGAGAAAGATTTTTTTTTAGATCTTCTTTCTGAAGAAAATATAAAAAATATTTATAAAAGAAAAGGTGATAAGATAAAAAAAAGATTAGGTTTAGAATAAATGTTTTATAATTTATTTCTTTATCTTTTTATATGTCTAGGGATTACTTACGCTTGGAGCGATACAGAATTAGCGAGACCATTTCGTAATTTTATAGTAAAAATACCATATATTCGTAAACCTTTACTTTGTCATGAATGTTCTAGTTTTTGGATATCTTTAGCGATTAGTTTTTTTATTAATCCATTTATTGGATTAACATATCCTTTAGTCAGTAATATTTTTAGTGCTTTTTGTGGATTTTTTATTAATTTATATTTTGTTAGAAATCAACTAGTTAAATATAAAGAGTTTTAATTTAAATCTTTTTAATTCTATCAATTAATTCAAAAATCTTTACTTTAGGTATATCAAGAACTGTATTGAAACTTTCAGCGCCATCAAATTTTTCTTTAATTAATTTCTTTTTAAGAATATCAAAAGTTACTCCTTTATCTTTCATTGTTTTTTCGAGAAGTGTTTGTGGAGAAGTTGGATTTTCCACTAAGATATTAGAATCATCTATTAGTTTAGCGTCCCCGAGTTCTTCTTGAGAGACAATATTAATTTTAAGAAAATTACGCACACAACGCACAAATGCTCTATTTTCAGCAATTGCTGCTAAGAAAAAACGAGCAAAAGATTTAGTATTATTAGATGTTGCAT